TCTCCTACTTTTCTTTCCTAATCTTTCTGCAAGTTTCCTTACCCCATAATCCTTATGTTTTACAAACTTAACTGGGGGTTTCATCATCTCTCTCCAGATGGGCCCGTCTTTAGTTATCACCTTCAGTATTGATTCCTGTTGAAATTTCCAAGCGCTCATACATCTGCTCCCTGATATCAACAACCTTCTCTGTTTCGATGATGTCAATAATAAATTGAGTCAGTTGTCGTTCTTTCCTTAGAAAGAATAATTTCTCCTCTATCTTCTTGAGTTCCCTCTCATAGAAGTCTATCTCTTTTTCCTTACGAACCTTCTGGTCGATAATATCCGTAATCAGAATAATCTTGCGTTCATTCGTCACCATTAGTGCAACTCCACATTACCTACTAAATTAAAATCGTCTAGTGTGAACAGAGACATGATTTTGATATGTTCTGGTAACAAGAAGTCTGTGGTCATGTTGTCATCATGTACACCTTCATTGACTTTGTTGACGATTGTAAACGCACACTCAAATGTGTTCATATGATGCCATTCTAGAATGTCGTATGCTTTTCTCAATGAATTACCAGAGTTGGATAAGTCATCCAATAACATCACTGGCTGTTCTGTCGTACCGCCCTCAATCCAGTTCTTCATCGCATATGTCTTTTGTTCTTTACGAATAGAAAAACCGTTGAGATTTACACCGAATACTTGTGCATAGATAGGCATACCTACAATCATTGGTGTTGCGGCGGTTTCTAGTCCACTCAACTGAAAGTCAAAATGTCCTATCTCATCATGTACCTTTTTCATCCACATCTGTGTGATTGCACTCAGAAAGTCTGTACGATACAATCCGTTTCGTAAATAGAACACCCATGTATATCTAGAACCTTCTAACTTACCATCCATGTAAGTTCCTGGCTCTGCTCTGATTATGCAGTGTTCGTCTATGAAGTCACGAGTTTGATTCCATAGTTTACCATATCGTTCATCACTAATAATATTATTGTTTGTCATTCTCTATTCTATCTTCAAGTTCTTCAATCTCATGGTTGATTCTTGCAATCTTATCACCCAATATTCTCTTGTCATACACTACACCTGTTTCACTATGTGCAGCGTAATGTGATTCATAGTCTGGTTCATCTACCAGTTTCCATATCAAAGACATAGTTTTATCAACCTCATCTTTGAGCATCTCACTTTTACTTCTAGTTCTCATGTAGTCATCATATCTCATCATAGTATCCTCAATATCCTACCCACATAAATTAAAATATATGCTGTCATGCCAATCAAGAGAGTAATCCCTAATGAATCTTTACCAATAATCAGCCCCATAAAAAATGAGAACAACATCACACCGATAATCAGTGCAACATCTTCTCTCGTGATTTCGTCTATATCATAACTCATAGCATATAATACCAATTAATTACCGTTTTGTCAACATTATTTAGAAGAAATTATCAAGCGTTGCTGTTCCAAACTTGTCAGCAACCTTGTTCACGTTGCCCGAATTGTGTTGTACACTATCACCCCTATGCTCATATGGCATGGTGCTGGTCAACGTATAAGCCACCTCTCCAGGCCGCTTAATCTTCCATTCTAAGTCTTTACCCTTTGGATAATCCAGTGTCCATTCCATGTTAGAATGCTTTAATAACTTTCTAGATTTCTTGTTTAGAGGGAAAATATACCGAAACTGCTTACCCCATACACGACTAAATCCCAACTCACCCATCTTTGCATCATTAGGTCGTGGGCCATATTTCAAGTCATGTCTGTTCATCTCTTTCTTCATCTTACGTTGGATTGTACGAAAGTGTACCTTTTCGCCACTTTCTGTAACATATACGTCACTCCATATAAACCCACCATATAAGAAGTTTGCAGCCTGATATACATATCCTGGCTTACCCACAATACCGTCTGCCCATGTATACAGAAACTTGACGTTTGGTGTGTTCTGTTTCATCCATGCGATTGTAGCACTCTGCATCTGTGATTCAGAGTTGCGTGGCATAGACTCATCCATGCACATCTTACCTATCTCAAAGTAATCTGCTGTGGTTAGTTCTGGGAACATCTTCTTGATTGTACCCATAGGATTTGTACCCCAACCCAACGTCAGAATACCTACCAGTTCATCGTCCTGATAGGCTCCTAGATAGTGTTTAGTTAGTTTGGGCATGACAGGACTATAGTGACGTTCCTGTACAAACAGGGTGGCCACACGATAGTCCACAGGTTTCATAATCATCTATACAGAACTTGCTTGTCCAAAAGGTTCTGTTGTAGATGAATCAATATAATCACCGTTCATCTGATATTTGCGAGTAACAGTTTCTTTTCTCATAACACCATCTACATACCGATATGTTATCAAAGCATGACTGACTACACCTTTAGATTCTAAACCATCGAATGCCGACTTTAGTGGGCCATCTTTTGCAACCATAACTATTCTCCTTCTTGTTCCATTTCCCATTGATCACATATTGTCCTAAGAGCCATACCAACATAACTTTCGTAACACTGCTCTGATTCAGAATATGCAAAGATTTCATCAACCTGTTCTTGGGTCAATTCTTCTATTTCTTCAACACCATAATACTCTTGAACATCTGTAATCGCCCAATCGTATGCCTGTGCTTCTAGTTGGTCTCCCAACTTGTGTTGTTTGTGTACTTGAAACGCCATTCTAAACTCCTAGTGCATTTGCAATTGAACGTGCATCTTGTGGTAATCCCTTACCATCACGCAACCATGTTTCCATTTGTTCAAAGTAGAATGCAGCATCATCGTGTCCTTCTGATTCAAGTACTTCTTTTGCATACTTGAAAAAGTTCACCTGTTGCATACCACCACCTTCTCGTAGTGTTGCTGGTTTGAATTTACCAGCCCGTTGATTACTCATTTGAAATTACTCCCTTTCACATCAAAAATTATGCATATCCTAGAAATAGGTGTTGCATTCACGGCGTGGTGCATTCTCTGATTATCGAACCACCACAAATCACCGGCATTGAACCTTACTGTTTCATCCTCAACAGTGTAGTCATAGTAACCACTCAACACCATGTGAAATCTGTCTTTATCTTCATAATATTTTCCACCGTCAATATGTGGATATACCTTCTTTTCTGAACCAAGATGAACAATTGCAACCCTGTACATCCGTCCACCATAGGTATTAGTAAACCAATTTAAAAACTCTTTTACTTTTGCATACTTCTCAAACTGAGCTGTCTCTACAGTAGTGTGTGTATCATCAAAGTGTGTACCATCATCATATCTAACCCCCTTCACGAGATTAATGGACATGGTTTCTTTTTGACACTGAATATTGTCTTGCCGATAAGTTTCTTTGTAGAAGTCATCAAAGTTCTCTCCGACTTCTTGCATCATCGGTAAAATATTCATACCAGACTGTAGACGCTTGAATCTCAATTTAGTTTATCTTTCGGTAACTTCATAACCAGACTATCCAATACGTTGTTCCAATACTGAACAGCCCAGTCTGAAAGATGTGGATATTGCAGCGTCTTTGCAACTGCATCTATCCTTTTTTCTAATAGTTGTATTTGTGTCATAGTAATACACCCAAAACTATATTAACAATAATCAACGCACCTAAAATCTCAAGCATTTTGGGCCTCCACTTGATATCCATATTGCCAGTGTCCATTTTCAAAGTCAAAGACACATCTGTTTTTGTCTGATAGGAAAACCTTTTCCATAGGAATTCCTTCCTTTGCACCCTCAGTCTCACACATTTCAATCCCTGTCACTTTAGACAGTCCAAACTTAGTATCACACTTAGTGCCAATCTTTATATATTTTCTCACATCTCTCTCCTATATCTTATTCTCATTATATACTATAATACCACCAATCGCTGCGATTGTCAACCCCAAAATCAACATTGTTGCCATCTCACCCATAGTGTTTGCATACTCCATGCATTTGCCGTCACAGTCTCCAGCACTTCCAGCCATCATCAACACACCGACAATCATCATAACCATTCCAGTAATATTCAACATTTCTCTCTCCTTATACAGTCTCAATCATACAACCATGAGTCTCTTTGACAACAAAGGTAACTTCTGTACCCTCTGCCATCTCATTCAGAACCATCTGTTCCTCACAGGCATTACCTATGCACTGGTGTTCTGAAACTACCTCTGGGGTTTTATTTGGTTCAACCTTCACAACTGCAAAGGCCTCAATTGGATTTCCAACATTATTAAACATAGCGAATCACCTCTCTCACTTACCCTATGATCATACCTGTTTTCATAACAAATGTCAAGAGCTTTCTACGGCTTTTATCAATTTAGTTTTGAGTTCAACAAGACTACTTTCATTCGCCTGATATCGAATACCGATACCACCCTTTGCATTCCATCTAGCAATGTTGTCTGGTTTGTCATCCACCAGAATATTGGGTTTACCATCAAACCTATTTACTGCATACCTTTCTTTCTGGCCAGTAAATATGAGGTTATTAATGGTGGGTAAGATGAAGTGTCTTTCCAACCATACCCTTTTCCAATATGCAGAGTTGTCTCTATCACCCCTCAGAGGCGATGAACAGATACCCCAATCATCACCAACAAGATTCTGTACGAACTTCACCAACTCCATTGATGATGGATACAACTCTAGAGTATTGAAGAAATCAGTGCCTTGTAAGGCAATAATACTTTTCTCTAGTTTTGGTATCTGTTTCCAATGTTTAGTGTTGTACTTTGTTTCAAGTCCACCAAAGAAGTCTGCAATCACTCCATCCATATCCAAATATAATGTCATATTCATTTAACCTCTCTTGGCTCGCAGTGCGGCCATTTTGTTATAATCTTGTAACCATTTCTCAGGCGATTTGATAGTCTGAGAAACATTCATTTTTACCTTACGTTGACGGAACTGACGTTTTAATTCTTTCGCAACCTCAGTACCCAAGAAACGTGATATCAGTTTCACTAGTGTCTGACGGAACGGTACGTCATGGTGCATATGTCCAGCAGTGTGTGCAAGTTCATGTAACACAACCCACTTAGTCATTCCACAACTAGGTTGTAACCGAACCATACTATATGTCGCCTGTCCAGCAATCCGAGCATTGTACTTTACAGTTTTCATAAACTCAAGTCTGGGATTAGAACTACCCTTCTCTGATAGAGTTTGATAAGTCTTAGACTTCACAACTCGTTTGAAAAACTTGGTAATCTCTTTCTCTGACAACTGTGTTTGTGGAAACTTACGTTCAGTCGCAAACTCAGACTTGTAGACTTTGTTACGTCCACTATCCACATAAGAGTTCTGAAGGCGTCCTGTTTTGATTGCCTTCTGTTTCTTTGTCCAATAGTTTGCATACTTCATTGCAAGGTCATGGCCCATCTTACCAACTGCCATTTGATAGGCATCAGTACTAGAAATTATATCACCATTTGTCATAATCAATACTCCCATTAGTCGTATGTTACCTGTGCAGCATAGTCAATCTCATCGAAAATCTTTTCCAGTTCTGCAATACGTTCTTTGCATTTCATTTTTGCAAAACCATTGCCTGGCGTTTTCTTTTTAATCTTCTCAATAGACTTCAACATATCAGTGAAGTAAATATACTCTTTTTGAATTTGTGTAATGTAATCCATAATTAGGCTCCCTCATAACCAAGTGTTCGCATTGCATCTAGTGGACTAGTTTTCCACGCCAAGTCCATGTATTCCTCAACGGTAGCGTGTTTACATAGAAAGTTAATCCAAGTCTTGTAGGGTTTACGATACTTGAACCGAGCGACAAACGCAGGCTTCAACTTACCTTCCCAACTAGGATGGGCATCTGGACATACATCCATCATCATCTGGGCACCAGCAAAGTCACCCTTGTACATGAGATACATACCATCCCAAGTAAACATTTCTTTCTCAAATTTCGTCATATCAAATCTCTCTTTCAACTCATCTTACTTAGCTATGCTATCATAACAAATAACCAATGTCAAGGCCTAAATGCAAAAAAAGCATAAAAAAAGCCCCTGAAAAATCAAGGGCTTATCATTTTTTTGAAATTAATTATCGTTTTTTCTTGGCCAATTCCTGTGAAATCCACCTTTTTGCGATAGGATTCGACACTTTTTTGCGAATCAGCATGGCGATTCGCTTCCATACCTTTTCAAATACATCCTCACCAGCCATGTTATTGTCTACAACAATAAAACTTGACCCACCAAATAGTCTTTGAAACTTACCAATATTCTGTTGGACTTCATTCCACATAGTAGAAACTTCTGTTTCTGGTAGAGTGCGTTTACGTTTTTTATTTTGTGCCTGTGCAGTATCTAATGAGGTATTTACAAATATCATGTAACACTCATATCCAAGAGATTTTAATCCAGAAACTTGTTTTGAAATCTTGTCGTAGTCTTTACCTGTACCGTCAATGATTAGTCCAAGTCTACCGTCCAAGAAATTACCTTGCATACGCTTTGTAACACCCTTGGCCTTAACACGAATCTCTTGTCCTTTGTCAGAGTAGATATCTTCTGGTGTAGTATCCATACCAGCGTCCTTCAACATCTTTTCATATATGTCATCACTGTTGACAATCTTCATACCAAGTCCACCAGTGGTACGCCTGACAACGTATGATTTACCGCTGCCAGGCCCACCTGCTAGGAAAATTGCTTTGAATATATTGGGGTCATAAACTCCCTCTTGCAGTTCCGTAAATGTTCTCATTGTTTAGTCCTAACAACTCCATAGTTCGTTTTCGATATATCTCTTCATAGTATTTAGTATCCTCTCTTTTCTCATTCACCACCCCTCTGTTAATTTGCTTTTGGAAGTTCATTTTCTTGATTCGGTTTTTGAGTTTTGCACTATTTTTCATAATTGCCTCTTTCATGTTTGAGTTGATAACACATAACAAAGATTTGAGTTGTCGTTTGGCCCTCCTATTAAAATACAATATCGCCAGCGTCAGCTGAACCTCTGGGGATAATTTCTTCTGTTGCTTTACCACCATCTAGTGCAGTAACACCGTTAGATGGGTAAGGTACTTGAACTGTATCACGAACACAATCTATATGTAATGTGTGTGTCAATTTACCAGCGCCCTTTTCAAATTCATGTCTAAGATTCCGAATCAGATATCGCCCAGTTAGATATGGGTCTTGTGCCGTGGCTGCATCTGTTTGGTTCTTTAGAATTATACCAATCAAGTCTCCAGCCTGCAATGTTGTATTGCCTGGCACTTTGATTCGTAATGTAATATTTGTGTCTAATGATACTATCCTTGAACGTCTTTTCTGTAACCATATGTCAGTTCCAGTGTAATCGACATCAGTGTCAAACGCCGGATCAAGTAATCCGTCCACGGCGTTTCTTTCTGTTGTTTGAACATATAGGGTAGTTTTGGGGTATTCACTGATTTTATTTCCAAAGTCATCTTTTGCCTCTGAAACAGGTGGAGACCTCTTTGAACCATATGAATTGAATTCGTCAGCATGAATGCTCTTATCATATTCCTTTAAGTAGTCATACTCGTGATGAGTATACTTCTTATTATATATATCAACTTCAAGAAGGTCAGAAGAGTACATTCCTGCCCTTGCTTGTAAAATTGTGTCAGTAGAATTCATTATTTGATATTCTAGAATGTTTGTAAGATTTAGTGCAACATTGTCTGGATCATCGGTTGGAGTGACTTCACGAAAAATCATACGAGGATTCTTTCTATCCATCATACTGTCGATAGTTCTGAAGTAATACCCCTTTACAGTTTCATAAAACAAGAATGCTGCCGAAAAGTCATATTCTTTTGATAGACATCTTTTTGACAAGTTATTGATAAAATCAAAAGGCCTGTTGTTTGGTGCAATTATCTGAAAGTTATTTGTAGTTTCTTCATAGTAGAATTCTTTCTTAGAGTTTAGATACTCTTCACTACGAACAACCTTTTTAATTATATCTTTTACAGGTTCACCCTTAAACGACTGAGATACACGAATACGGTTATTTCTCACCATTTCCATAGTGGTAAAACTAAGACTAAATGTTTTGGTTCTGTCGTTGAGACTTATGCTTGAAGATACCTTATACACATGAAGTGGTGTATCTGTAAAATTAATGGCCATAGTTCTTTCCGAACTATCTTTTGCATTAGGTGTTACAAGAACAAGTTTTAACTTTTCCTGTCCAACAATAGATGCGTTGGCAGTTAAGTTATTTGTATCTACGAATGAGATGTTACCAGTGATTGAGTTTGAAAAGATATCTTCAAAGATTGATACAGTTGCAAGTTGTTCTAAAAGATTAAGTTCTAGGCCGCCAACTGTACAGAGGGTACATTCTTCAACAATATATTCACCAGCGTACTTTATATCCGCCATTATATTATCCGTTCATTTTGTTCTTGAATTCTTTTTTGATGCCATCAATAAACCTTGGTTGTACCAAACGAATTCTTCTATTTTTCTCTTGAATTCTTTCTTCGTAAACGTAATTGGTTACTGTGACTGCACCAGCAGGAATTGTAGTTGCAGATTCGTTTGGAAGTTCTATAACTTCTGTAGTATCTCCTGATGTTTGTGTGTATTCATAGTGATGTATACCATTAGGATCATCATACTTTTCTTTCACGAATGCTTCAAATGCTGGAACTGTCATTGGCCACTGTGAATAGTAGTCTACAATATTATTTGTAATAATAATAACCCAATGTAATTCTGGATCACCATAAAATTCGTTTGCAATATATTCTGGGGTTTCACCAGCCTTTACATCGTAAAAATCATAGTTCACAGAGTTCAATCTGACATAATCTCTAAGTCTAACCCTTTTAGTAAGGTTAGTCATCACTGTAATATTACCAGTGCCACGAACATCATATTCTACTTTAGGAAAATAAGAAAAATAAGCCATAATTAAAATCCTGCCTCGATGCGTTCTTTTGTAATAATCTCTAATTCCTTAAACCCTAGTGTAAGTTGAGTTTCTACAGGGTGATCATCGTCAAAGAACTGTGGGCGATCTCCACCATAACTGACTGATACAGTTTGTAGTACAGAAGTGGATATCTTGTGAAGGTGTGTGTTTGGAAAATATTCGATATCAAAGGTTGAAGGTGTAATCATTGTTCTACCACTTAAATCACTACCTTCTACTTCTGGCATGGCATGATATCTAAATGCAGTTACAATGTTTTCTATTGTTTCTG